TGAAACATCTATGCAATTAAACCCTCTACTTATTGAAGAACTAAAGTTAAAAAGTGCCCCTGATTTAAAGGCTTCCCTTCCTTTATATCCTGTAGTTAGAAGATCAGAAGAAGGTAAAGATATTGTGTTTAGTACTTTAGTAAGAAAAAAGTATGATGGGGTTTACTATTTATACCCTATGAAGTTTAAAGGAGAAACTGAAGCCAAAGCTATACATGGATTGCACTCTAATGTGCACCAATATCTTATGCTAGGAGTACACAACTTCCTTGATGTAAAGGATGATGACCAAACAAATGAAGTAACAAGACTTAAAAATCAATAATTATGGCTGAGATAAACTCCCCAACCACTTTTAGACCTGATATAGATGGTCCTTCTATCCCTACTTTTATGATAATGTCAGGGGATGCATTGAGAAAACTCTATGTTTCTAGAGAATATGGTACTCAAATTGTAAATTGGGAAAAAGAAGGTACTGTTCCTTCTTGTGTACCTGCTAAAGAGTTTGAAGAACTCATAGAAAAATGGTCAAAAGAAGCCGAAAGTATATACCCAGGAGAAGGAGACCACAGAGTTAGGTTACTAGATGAAAATGGAGACAGAATTCCCATAGGAAGTGAAGTAGAATTTATCATAGAGGATAGACAGACAGAAGTTCCTGTTTGTGAAGAGGACCCTTGTGAGGAATATTTATGGGATCTTTCTCAACAAAAACCAGAAGATGTGGTAAAAGTAGAATACATCAACTGTAAAAAAGAAGTTGTTGTAATTGAAAGAACAGTGAGAGAATTAGGGATTAATGTGTACCTATGTGTATCAGAAAAAACAGTAAAAGCTGATCCTGATACTTGTACAGCAACTGGACAATACTGCAATTCATCAGTTTATCTATAATTTAAAATCAATATATGAGAATAATCCAAAAAGCAATACTTCAGCTAAAAGGTGCTGAGTATTACATTTATCATCTAAGTATTATCAATCCTTTTTTACCGGTGGAATTGACTCCAAAAGAAAGAGAAGTTCTAGGTACATTTATGTCATTTAAAGGAGACTTAGCAGATAAAGACAGATTTGGCACTACTTTTAGGAAAGAAGTAAAGACTATGCTATCCATGTCAGATGGTGGCCTGTCTAATCACCTTACTTCTCTTAAGAGTAAAGGTGCAATCCAGGAAGATTTACAAGGAATTATGCAAATAGCTCCTATACTTATTCCGGAAGACAAACAACAGTTTTATCAGTTTAAAATAGTTCAAGAGTAATGAAGTTAATTCATCCTGATTTAGTACAAGAGTACTATGATTCTATCAGAGAATCTCATCCAGGCTTAACATTAGAGCAATGCAATGAAATTTGTTCTGCTCCTTTTGTTGAGGTTAGAAAAGGGTTAGAATCAGGAGAATTTCCAACAGTAAGATTAAAGTTTTTTGGTACATTTGTAGCATATCCTAAGAGAGTAAAAGCAATTTTAGCTCAGTATGAGAAGATGTTTAAAGAACACAAAATCACTCCCCACAACTATTTTAAAAAGAAGGAACAATTAGAAAAATTTTTAAACAAACAAGATGAAAGCAAAGATAACTTTTAAGAATATTTATGCCTTTATTCAAGGGCACATCAGAGAGAAACTCTTCTACAGTAAAAGATGGAATTGGCTATTGCCACTGCACATATTTGAGCAGATTAACTACAGGTTATTTGTGATGAATAAAGAATGCTACTCTAATGGAGAGTGTGTTATATGTGGGTGTGCAACCCCGGCATTACAAATGGCAAACAAAACTTGTGATGGAATTTGTTACCCTATAATGTTAGATGAAACAGATTGGGTTATTTATAAGAGAGAGTACAATATTGAGTTTAGATATTGGAACTCTGACAAACCAAGAGAATTTGAACTAAAAATATCACATAAAACTACAATGTAATGAGTCACTGGAAAAACCCTACCATTAATTTAGGAATTATCAAAGCAGGTACTCCTAAAAAAGTTACTTTTATTGCTCTTCCAACTATGCCTACCATAGAGAAAATTAGACCTTATTGTGGGTGTACTACAACTAATCATAATAAAGAAACAGGAGAGTTGACTATCACATATAGTAATAGTCAAATTCCTGTGCAAGTGCAAGGACCTCAATCAATTACTAAAAGAATTGATGTTACCTATCAAGATGGACTAACTGAAGTATTAACTATTAAAGCTGTAAGAACAAGATAATCATGGCAAACAAACTCACCATAGCAGACTATGTAAGGTTAGCCAAAGCTAATCCAACAGTAGAAAAAGAATTTGAATACTTCAAAGAATATGTGTTCAATAGAACATTAGTTTGGGAAGGAGTAAAGAACCCCAAAGCAGGGGGTAGTCTGCACAATGTAGCAGGAGACTCAGGAGGTTGGACTCTATGGGGTATTGCATACAACCATAACAAAGAGATGTTTAAAAACTTTGATGATTTTAAAGACACAACTTATGAAGAAGCTGCGGCTATTGCTTACACTAAGTATTACAGAGCTATTAATGCTTTCATACTTCCTCTTGAATCTAGGCTTATGTATTTTGATACTGCTTATAATATGGGGAATGCTAGGGCAATCAAGATAATGCAAGGGTGTGCAGGAGTGCCCCAGGATGGAATCATTGGTCCTGCAACTAGAGAGAAAATGCAGTATGTAACTGAAGAATGTTTATACAAGGCCAGAAATACTGCTTATCATAACTTAGTTAAAGCAAACATTAAACTCAACAAGTTCTTAAAAGGATGGTTAAACAGATCAATAGCAATCTTTAAAGTTTAAAGTATGTCAAAAAAATTTAGAATGTACATTACCACTCTCTACATTGACTTTCAGATAGGAGTTAATGTAATAGGGTTACCAGTTTTTCACAGTCATAGTGTAATTATCTCAAAAAAAATCAATGAGATAGATGCCAAAAAATACGGAATGTTATGAGTTTATTATTCACAGTAGAGAGCAAAGTAGTTTCTCCAAGTACAGAAACTCTTCTTATATTTCCTTTCAGAGAAATATGGGAAAGAGATGATTCAGTAGATAAAAGGTATGCTATTGAAGACTTGTCATATATAGAGTTTATGGCATCAGTACAAAAGTCTAATCCTTACTCAGGTTACCCTGAACACCAAAGACCTGATAAAATTATCAAAGACATAATCACTAGAGCAGAATGGGACCAAGATGATCCATTACTTCTTGCCGGTATAGAGAAACTAAAGCAATTTCAAGCAGAAGCATCAGTGACTTACAACTACTATATGGCTGCTAAAAATGCTGCAGAAAAAATGCAGTTGTTCTTTACAACATTTACTATGGCAGATGTAAACCTTAGAACAGGTGCTCCTATATACAAACCTAAAGATATAACCTCAGCTTTAAATGATACCTCTAGAGTGCTTGAAAACCTTAATACTTTAAGAGAAAAAGTTGATAATGAGATATTTGAAGAGGTTAAAAAGAAAGGACAAAAAGTAGTAAGTCCATTTGCAGATCCTTCAAGTTTAAAATAATTGTTTATCTTTACACTTTATTATTTAATAATCTAAATCAAAACATTATGGCAAAAGTAGTAAAAGGCAGATTAATTGAGGTTGATAATACAGACAGAAAGTTTGGATCAGCTTTATCTTATATTGCAGTGCAAGTAGAAGATGAAGATGGGTCTAATGAAAGATGTATTCTTTTCACCCAAGATGAAATCAACAAAGCTTATGAAAGAGCTAAGAAAAATCCTGAAGACCTTACTGAGAAAGGATTTTTTACAAATTTATTTGATTAATTTAAACCCTAGAAAACATGGCAAAGAACCTAGCATCTATGTTAGATAATGATGATATGGAAGAAGTAACTTCTTCTGAGTCAACAAAAAGTACAAGAGGGACTATTCCTGCTTTATTACTTAAAGCAAGAACTGATGCTCATTTAACTCACTTGAGACAAAAAGACAAAACTCTTGCACTACATAATGCTATGAGTATTTTCTATGATTCAGTAGGAGATTTAGTAGATACTTACATTGAGACTTCAATGGGTATTGATGACTCTTTTACACTAGAAGAAGTAGATGAATCAGAAGTTATTGCTAATCCTTTGACTTATTTTAAAGGTTTGTACAAAACTATTTTAGTAGAAAGAGAAAGTATTAAAGAACCTTTTCTTTTAAATCAAATTGATGAGATGACTCAACTTATTGCTCACACTTTGTACAGACTTAAAAACATTGTTACATAATATATGGATTCTTATAAACAAATTACTCATAATTGGAAACCAGATAGTTGGAAATGGAAAAAAGAAACTACTAATTGTTTAGAAGAACAAGAGTGTGAAATAACTTCAAAAATGTTTACAGAAAAACCCAGTTTTTTAAAAAAATATAATCTTCACTCTATTACTTTTTACACTAAAGAAAACTGGGTACAAGTTCTTGTTAGATTTACTTATCAGTTTACTTTAAGTAAAAATTTTAAATTATTTAGATATAAAATATGAGTCAATTAGGATCAATTAGAAACCCTGATGGGATTTGGATTAATACAGAAGTATTCAGAGAAGAAGCTAGAAAGTTTCAGAAGTATGGGACATACTGTCTAGATCCCTGGGGTTCTCCTGATTGGTTTTCTTATTGGCAAGAACAAAGAAATAGAATCATCTATGGTTATGCTTCAGGTGGAGTAAAGATTACAGGTGACCATTATTTCTACTTAAATTTTTGTCCTATCTTAAAAGTAGAGGACACAACCCTTAAAAAATCTTCTAAAGTAACTGACTTCCCTGACTTTTGGGATGGAGATTACAACTACTTTTGGGCAAGAGAAATTGCCTTCAATGGTATAGTTGATGGTTTAGGAGTGCAGACAGAATTTGTAGAAACCTGCAGATTCCATGCTAAGACTATGCCGGAAGCTGAAGCTCATAAAAAAGCTTTAGAAAAATTATTTGCAGGCCTTCAACTAGAAGTAAAAATAGAAGTAGATTATCTAAATGGGGGATATAACCTTATTGTAGGTAAATCAAGAAGAAAGGGGTACTCTTATAAGAATGCAGCTATTGCAGTTAAAAACTATTTATGTTATCCTAAAGCATTGACCATTTTTGGTGCTTATGAAAAGAGATTCCTTTTCCCTAAAGGTATCTTTACAATGGCTACTAATTACCTCAACTTTATCAATGCCAATACAGCTTGGGTTTATCCTAAAGATGTTGTAGATAAAATGGATCACGTTAAGGCCTCAACTATTGAGTATAGAAATGGAGTTAAAGTTGAGACAGGTTTCTTATCAGAAATCATGGCTCTTACTTTTAAAGATAATGCAGATGCCGCAAGGGGTAAAGATGCTAGAGATGTAATCTTTGAAGAGTCAGGAGCATTTGGTTCTCCTGGTCTTTTAAAGGCAGCATATAAAGCAACTGAGGACTGTGTTATGGCAGGGGACATTAAAACAGGTATGATTACTGTGTTTGGTACTTCAGGGGATATGGAAGGAGGTACTGCAGACTATTCTGAGATGCACTCTAACCCACTTAGATTTGGTATGCTACCATTCCAAAACATTTGGGATGAAGACTCTGAAGATATGAAGTGTGGTTTCTTCCACCCTATTAACTGGAATATGGAAGGGTACTATGATGCCCAAGGTAACTCAGATACAGAAGGAGCTAAACAAGTAGAGCTTGCAAACAGAAAACTTCTTTTAGATAATGGAGCTACTTCTGCTGATATTCAACAAAGAATGCAAGAAAAACCATTGGGCCCATTTGAAGCCTTTGGTATGGTTTCTACAAATAACTTCCCTGTTCTTGAACTTAAAAGACAACTTGAGATTGTCAAAGCCAAGAACTTACACATGATTATGGGTACTCCTGTCAAACTATTCTATGACTATGAGTCTAAGAAAGTTAAAGCAGAACCTATATTAGATGGCAGTGCCAATGTAATTTATAGACAAAAGCCAGACAATACTTCATTAGAAGGATGTCCTGTTATTTATGAATACCCTGCTGAAGTGCCACAAAGAAATGCCTATAAAATTGGATATGACCCTTACAGACAAGCACAAGGTACTTCCTTAGCTGCTGTTTATGTTTATAAGTCAGTAATTATTGGAGAAAGAACCAAAAGAATAATTGTAGCAGAATATGTAGGTAGACCTGGAGAAGCAGATGATGTAAACTACATTTGTAGATTATTTGCTGAACTTTACAATACTACTATTATGCATGAAAATGAGGTGACCCATGTCAAGGATTACTTCAGAAGAAGAAAACAATTACATTACCTAGCTTATCAACCTGATGAAGTTATTAAGAAGAATGTGAAGAATTCTAAAGTAAATAGACTTTATGGATGCCACATGAATGATCAACTTAAAGATGCAGGTGAAAAATACATTAAGTCTTGGTTACTTGATGTACAAGACTATGATGAAGAAGGGTTTCCAATAAGGTCTCTAGACCAAATCTATTCTATAGGACTCTTAGAAGAATTAATTGGCTACAATAGAAAAGGTAACTTTGATAGGGTCATGGCACTTATGCAAGTAATGTTCCAAGACCAAGAAGATTTACATGGTAAAGAGTATGAACCTAAATCTAATGGAAACAGAAAAGCAAAACAGCTATTAGCTATGATGGACACTATGTATGTTAAAAATAATACTAGGAACTTGACACAGAGATTAAATTAATTAGTACTTTTGTAAATACTTATTTTTAAGAAAAATGAATCAACCTGTTACCCAACCTAAATCTTATTCTACTGAAAGACTCAGTAGAAAAGAAAAAGAAGATCAAAACTTTCTGTGGTACAGAGAGAAGATTGACATGTATGATACTAAAGCTAACTTCTTATCTATAGGATATGGAGGGGTTAATGAGTATAAAAGAATGAGGGTTAATTATGACCTATTCAATAACATTGTTGATTTATCTGATTTTGCTTATGTAGCAACTCCTTATGGTTCAGAGATGGGGGAACTTC